TAGGTTTAGTTTTTGAAAAACTTTCTCTATTGAACGTGCAGCCCATATTTGAACATCTATTGATGTTTCTTTTTTTATTTTGTATAGGCATTCTTTTTCTTCTTCTACTAATTGTTGCTTCAATTCAAATGCTGCTTGGGTATCTACTCGAACACCTAAAAAACGCATATCGACTAGGCAAGGAAAAAGTTCTGTCTCTAGTTTAAATATATCTTCTACATCTTCGTGATATATTTGTTTTTTCATCTCTTGCCAAAGTTTATAAGTTAAGTCTGCATCTTGTTCTGCATACTCACCAACATACATTGCAGGTAATTTATACATCTCTGCTTTATGATCTACACCCCAAAGATCTGCGGTTTCTTTTAATACAGCTTCATTTTTACCTATTCCAACATAATCACGACCCAAACTACCTAAATCGTATCTAAAGCGATTCTCGTCTACGAGAGAGCCAGCAATCATGGTATCTACGATGGTTCCATTAATTTTAAGTCCTGCAGCTCTAATAAAGCATACATCATACATAGCGTTGTGAAATATTTTAATGGCTTCTGTGTTTAATACATCTTGAAACCATTTTAGGACCATGTTCTTATCCATATTACCACCACCTTCGTGAGCTATTGGATAGTATCCTTTCCAATCTTGAACAGCTACAGCTATACCAACAATCTTACTTCGACCCACAACAGATCCAGATCCAATAGTTTTTAGGTCCGGGTCTTTTGTCTCTAAGTCGATTGCTATCTCACTATAATCTGATAGATCAGGAAAGTCTTGTGGTGGTAACCACTCTGTCTGTGGTTTAAATATCGGTTTCATTATAATCTCTCTCCATAATCATTTCTATAAAATGTATTGCTTTCAATAAATCTTGTTTCTTTCCCTTGTCACGATGTCTTATAATATATTTTATAGCACAACCTTCAGGATATAGCAATTCATTCTCGACTACAAACTTACTGGGTTGAATTTTATACTTTTGGTAGTGACTCCCGCCATGCTGCTTGTCCCATACCTTATTTAAATCTCCTAATTTTACTTTGTCATTTACTACACCTTTTTTCTTTAGGTCTTTGTATATTTTTTTAAATGTCATATGCTTTTTTCCTTTGTGGTTCTATTATAAATAAATTGTTTTCTGTTCTTGTGCATGCAACATAAAACAATCGGTGTGTATCATCTGGATTCTTTTGATATTCATCGTAAGCTGCTCCAGATAGTTCTGTGTTAATTACTACATTCTCTCTTTCGTTTCCTTTTACCCCATGTATCGTAGAGATACTTATTCTTGGTGCACCAGATAAATCTTCTCCTGTTTTTATTAATTTTGATATCTTTCTAATATCTTCATTACCTAATTCGTCTAACGCTTCCTGCCAGTTTGCTTCTGTTTGTAAACCATATTTATTTTTTAATGTATCTATGTCGTAAAACTGATTTTTAACCATAGCTTTAAATAGTTTTTTATCCCAGTTTTTATTCATCTTGTTAAAAATTTTTTTACAATCGTTAAATTGCATAGGCACACCAGTTTTTAATTCATTCCACTTCTGTATTATTTCGTATATGTTTTTTACTCTTGGTGTTGCTTTTCTTCTTTGCCAATACAATCCTTTTTCATCTAACACATCACCTATGTCGCCTAACATATAATTTGCTGTCGCTAATACTAACCACTTACCTTTTGTAAAATCTACATCATGTAAACTTTGACAACGATTTACAGACCCCTCTGTTTCTTTTGGATAATATTTTTTTTCTACTCTATTTCTAACTCTGTTAATAATTTTATTTGCAAGAACAAAAGGTTTCTTGGGTACTCTGTATGATTGTTCTAATATTTTTCTTGTACCCTCTAAATTTATAAATGTGTTTACGTGTGCACCATTCCATTTGTAAATACCTTGATCATCATCACCTCCAACAAAAGAATCTGTTGACGCTTCTTCTATTCTTCTTACTAACTTCCATTGTATTAAACTTAAGTCTTGTGCTTCATCAACAAACATAACCCTAAGTTTTGGTGTATCACCACCATCTAAAAATTTTTCTATCATATCGGGAAAATCAATTAATCCATGTTCGGTTTTATATCTTTCTAGTTCTTCTGATATAATTTTTAATTTATTTAATGATACTTGTTGGTTATCTGTGAGATGATAATACTTTACAGGATCTATTTCTTTTGATCGCGCTATGTTTATTAATTGTATGTATGGATTCTTTGAATAGAATACACTGTCATGGTCTTCATCTTGTTGTGTGCCTTCTATTTCTAATCCCATCTTTTCACCTAATTCTTTGTAATGTTTTTCTTTCATGACTTGATCTCTACTTAGTCCAAGTTGATTAAAACAAAAAGAATGCAGTGTTTGAAAATACGGTAAGTCATCAAAAGATAATTTAAATTTACTGGCAGCTCTTTGCTTACCTTCTTCCGCAGCATTTTTACTAAATGTAAAATATCCAATCTTATCTGGATCTGTTGATTCTAAAAATTTTTCTATATGCTCTAACAATGTATGTGTTTTACCTGTACCTGGTGGTCCATAAATTATAGTACGCATTAGTAATTATCTTTCTTAAATGGTTTTGGTTTGTATGTTTCTGCTTGTTTATCAAATCTAACTACAGCAAATACAGACAGCTTGTGTCTACCCACACGTTTAGTTGTGCAATGTAAATTATCTTTTAACATTTGTGATGTTCTTTGATATGGCACCTTCCAATGTTTTCTAGATAAATAATTGTGAAAGAAGTTATCAAATACGAAATGATGATATCCTTCTTTAGTGTACGTACCACCATTTTTTAAATCGTCGTAATCATCTTTTTGTATTCTATTAACACAGTAGTCTTCTAAATAATTTCTTAGTATGTCTTTTGTGCCTGTGCCTTCTGCAGGTTCTGTAATCTCTGCACCACTTAATAATAAGGTAGTAATTTTTTTCCAGTCACCTGTTTTAAGTGTTGGTGGATTTATTCTTAATTGTTTAATACATTCTTCTTGAAATAAAGTTTGATTAGCTAAATGTTTTGCTGAATCTAAATACAACCTATCTCCATCTACATTCATGTAGTAATAAGGTTCTTCTAAATTAACTACTTGTAAATCAGTTAGATTTGGAAATATTATTTCTTGTCCTATACCAAATTTTCTAGATCTGCATAATTTTTTATCACACAAACTACACATAGGTTGATCATTACATTTATAACCCCATTCTTTTTTATCATGTTGTTTTTTTATTATATCAACTTCAGCATCTGTTAAAGGTGATTGCATCGCAGTTTCATTAAATACAACTAATTTAGATTTCCAATTGTCTGGCCATTTAGATTTTGCATACACTCCATAATGAAATAGTGCATTGTTTCTACCACCTTCACTAATTTTATTTTGCACCATAAGTTCTATACAAGGTGGACCATCAGAGTATGGTGTTTCTGGTCTTTTAACTTCTATTATGCTTATGTCTTCTTGTTTATATCTTTCTACTAGTTCAAAAAAAGCATCTATACTAGCAGCTTCGCCATTCTCGAGAAAGGCATATCTTGTTGTATTACTACAATTAAAGTATGGTAAGTTAAGAAAGTTTCCTGTATCATCTTTTGATTTTAATTCTCTTTGTTTTGGAAATACTTCTGATCCACCATAACCTAACACAGATCTAATTTCATTTAACTTGTCCTGCATTAAACTTGCTAATACATAATTTTTTGTAAATAAAAATACATGTGCACCACCAGATTTTGATCTACATACAACAAGTGGTAATTTAAATTGTTTAATTTTGTTTATAAGTTTTTGATGATCAAAGCCAGCGTATGAATCAATATCTATACAACCCCATTTACATTTGTTGTCATCGTTAATCGGAATAACACCTAAACTATTTACACCGTCTAAATGTTTTTGCCATAAGTCATCTGTGACTGGTTCTCTTTTAACAAAGGATTTACCTTTTACCTTTGTACCATTACCATTTGATTCACCTACAATAGTGACACCATGCGCACGGTC